ATCCAGTTAACAGCCCAGAGCATTACACCAAGGGCGGTATTGAGACCATTGACTTCATCGAAGCAAAGGAACTTAACTACCACATTGGCAATGTTGTTAAGTATGTGACGCGAGCAGGTCATAAGGATGATCGGTTGCAAGACTTGCAGAAAGCACGTTGGTATCTGGACAGGGAGATACAACGTCTCAGCAATCCAGTGCATACGCAAAGCAAGCCTGACTCAAACAGCGAAGCTGATTTTTAAAAAATCCATTGACTTTTGATTCTGACTGATTATTTAATTACGTCTCAAAGGGCAGATCCACTGCCCTTTTTTTAACGAGAAATGTTATGACGCTACCTATTTTTGATCCAGATTTCGATGATTATCCAAAGCTTTACAGACAATTAGGGCTTCAGGTAGTCCCCAGCTACCAGCCGTCCGAGATGCGGAACTGGAAGCGGCCAAAGCTCGAAAGCTGGCGCGAACACGAAAACGACCTAGTCCCAGATGCCCAGTTCGATGAATGGTTTGGACCCAGAGGGCCTTATAAGGACGGCAACCTCGGTGTTATCTGCGGAAAAGCCAGTCACGGGCTGTTCTTTCTAGACCTTGACCTGCAGAAGGAAAACGGCGCGGAAGAATGGTATATGGAGCTTCTTGCAAACACTGACGGGCGAGCTTTCCAGACCCCGACCCAGCAAACCGGCGGCGGAGGAATCCAGATTCTGTTCAGAGCTCCTCTCGACCGCATCCCGTCTACCTGCAAGACGGCAATTGGCGTAGACGTGCGAGGGCAAGGAGGCTTTAGCGTAGTCCCTCCAAGCCTACATGAAAGCGGTCAAAAGTACCGATGGTGCAAGGGATTAGCCCCTTGGGAAGTAGAGATTATGGAAGCGCCGCCTTGGCTGCTGACCGAGCTCGAAGCTTTAATCGTCAATCACGGTGGCAATAAGGTGGTCGGCATAAAGACAGCCAGCCCAGAAGTGGCCACCAATGCCTTTAACCAGATGGTGGACGGGCGCGAGGGTTACATGGCCAAGCTGGTCTGGGCGTGCGTACTCGATCTGTACCGCCAGAACCCGATAATGCCGTCTGAGGACGAAAACAGGCGCGCGATGCGTGATGCTTTCAGTCGGTACGAGTCAAGCGTCCAGAGCCGGATTACCGAACCACAGACCCCAAACCACATCCTGCTGGAGCGCGAGGGCAGGGGTATCAGCGAATTCACGCGCAAATGGGCGTACGCCATGCGCCAATGGGACACGACCATAGCGATGGAAGCGTCCAAGCCCAGACAGCACCAGACGCAGCCAACGGTCGTTAAATTCGACCCAGCAACGGGCGAAGTGATCGAAGAGGACTTTGCGAGCTCTTCCCCTAGTCTTTACAAGCTTGTGGACATCCCTAGCCTGAAGTCGATGCCGGATCCCGTCTGGCTTATCGACAACATCCTGCTAGAGCAGTCTTTTGGGCTGCTGTACGCGATGCCGGGCGCTGGCAAGAGCTTTCTGGCAATCGGCATGGCTCTAGCAATCTCAACCGGCCAGAACCAATGGTTCGACAAGCCGATCCATAGAAGCGGTCCCGTGGTCTACATCAGCTCAGAAGGCTATATGGACATGAAGTTCCGTATCATGAGCTGGGCGAATTACTACCAGGTAAATGTCGATTCAGCGCCCTTCTACCTGATCCCCGAAACGGTCAATTTCATGTCGGCTGTCGATGTCCTGAAACTTATCGACACTCTCAAGGACCTCGAAAGGCGCACCGCCAAGCCGGTCCTGATCGTGGTCGATACCGTCAGCCGTAGCCTGCCTGGCGCGGACGAGAACGCCCAGAAGGACATGACCCTGTTCATTAGCGCGTGTGACGCGATCCGCGAGCAGATGCAGTCCTGCGTGCTCGGAGTCCACCATACGAACAAGCAAGGCGGTATGCGCGGAAGCACGGTTCTCGATGGCGCGAGTGACGTAATACTCTCAGTTGAGCGCGAACAGGGGAATATGTTTGGCGTTCTGGGTTGTAAAAAGTCAAAGCAGGCGCAGGATGGTTGGGAGCTTAGATTCGATTTGCACAAGCAGGCGTGTGGAGACCTAGCAGGGCATGAGTCATTAGTGGCAGCTCTTTCCGCCCAAGCAATCCCAACCCAATCTGATTGGCCATCACAGAACAAGCAGTCGATCATCTTGGATCGCATGGGCGAGGCATGGGATGAAGGCAAGCCTTGGACCACAAGCAACCAAGCAAAGCTCTCAGGAAGGCATGCTGTGACGCAAATGTGCAAGTTTGATATGAAGTCAGAGACCGCCCAGAAGTTGCTAGAGCAATGGGCTTCTGAAGGCGTTGTGTCGCTCGAAGTCAGGGACGCAAAGGCCAAAGTGAAGGGATTCAAGGTGATCAGAAGACCTCAAAAATACTATCAAATTGATAGTTAATTTATGTTGCACTGCAAGGCGGAGGTACGGCGGAGGTAGAAGGTCGTTTGCGGAGGTAGGGTTAAATTCGTTAATGTAATCAATGCTTTAAGTGGCGGAGGTAGGTCGGCGGAAGTAGGCGGAGGTAGCGGAGGTAGGGTTAAATTTGTTAATGAAATCAATATGTTAATTGGCGGAGGTAGGTTGGCGGAAGTACCCCAGTTATCTATAAGATAAACTGTGCGGCGAAGCTCCGCTGACGCTACGCTTCGGCCGCAGTAAGAAAACAGATTTGGAGGAATGAAATATGGCGAGAAGATCAATTACGGCCGATGACGATTTTCGCGTCATCGGCGGAATGAAGCTGATGAAGCGAGAGACCGAAGTCGATATCGCACAGAAGGGTGAATGGATACTGGCCAGCATCGATCAATGGTCACACCCACCTTGGCGGTCGTTCAAGCTGTTCAGGAATCGCAAGGCCAAGAAGCGCGTATGGCACTTGAACTGGAACGAAGAGGAACAGCGGTTCGCCAGAGGGCGCGATTTTAGGATGCTGCTGGAGCATCACGGCGAAATGGTTGAATGGGTGCGCGCAAAAATCTTGGCGCGCCTCGCGGAGGAGGAGGAAGAAAATGCTGCTTAAGGTAATGTCCAATTATTTGAGACAAAATAAGCACCCCAAATGGGCAGGCGATTCTAGGCTCTATGAGGCCGTCAGGAAGGCGATCACGGCTCTGGACGATCTGCAGGACGCTATGAACGCAAAATGGCAGGAAGGGCGTTTAAGGCTGTTATGCGAGGTCCCTCTGCGCGAGAAGTTCGACCGGCAGCGCGACAAGGTTGTTGCGGCGCTGCAACAAGACGATGGCGCGGTCGTGCTTGAGCAGTGCAAGCGCATGGCGCGCGCGTGGGCTGCGCTGGACGCGCACGCCAGCGCGGCCAAAGCGCCTCGCCAGGCTCATTGGGTCGAATGCCCAATGCCGAACGGCGAGATACTCACGATCCTGCATAGCGCGCTGCAAGTGGCGGTGCTACCGCCCACGCAGCATGGCCGGATCGTGTACACCATCGATCAGCTGGCAAAGCTCATCAGCGAGCGCCCAGACGAGTTCCGCTCGTCATGGGCGCGAGAGATGGGCAGAGTCGCGCAGTCGGCTGGTAAGGCGCTGCAGGATCCTGACGCGATCAGCAACGAGCCGTTCCACGATGACCCGATCCCGTTCTGATCGCAGCGCAGCAGCGATGCATAGGTATGCATAGAGCGATCAGCCTGTGGATAGAATGTGGATAACTTTTCGCGCGCCTGTGGATAAAATGTGGATAACTTAATCTAATGCAATCAAGCAGTTGCGCGCGTAACGCAAGCGTACATGTCGCGTAAGGTAGATTATGTAAAGTCGGCATGATCATTGCCTGTGGGCGGCAGCGCCGAACTGCCTTGGCGCGCGCAGCGCAGCATGGCGAACTCGTATCGATTTGATACGATGCTGCGGTGCGCTGTGGATATCCTGTGGATAAGCTGTGGATAAGCTGTGAATATCCTGTGGATATGTGGATAACTATGTTGCGGTGCGATTGACCCCCTCCCACCCCCTTTTTTGGGGGTCGGGGTCTCGGCCGTGCAGGGGTGGATCTGCCCCAAATCGACATAAATTCGACTTACCGTTTCCCGAACACCCCCTACCCCTTGCTTTAAAAAACGCATGGGGGGGGGTAGCGAAAAACAAAATCGCCAAATACTTTTGCGTTGCGTTGGATAAAATGTTAAATATGCGAATGACATATGAGCGCTATAGGAAAACGTATATATGCAAGATGAAAATCAAACGCCGACAGGACTTATGCCGCCCAGCGAAACCTTTGTATCGGAGGAGCCGAACGAGGCCGTAGCTGAGGCTACGCAGATTCTAAAGGGGTCATTATTGCCGCCTAAGCGCAAGAAGCCAAAGAAGATTCCGAAGCCGAGGATTAGGCAGTATGTGAAAGAGACGAGCGGACGGCCGCATCACGAGCCGACCGATCTGACTCGCAATCAGGTGAAGATGTTTTGCGAGATGGGGATTACGCACGAGGTGATGGCCAGCCTGTTACAGATTAGCCGCCCAACTCTGATCAAGCATTACCGCGCGGAGTTGCAGCACGGCACGACCGAGTTAAAGGCCAAGGTGCTGACATCGATGTTCAACGTGGCG